GAGTATCTAGTATGAATGTTCCAGCCAGTTCTCCTAAAGGTTTTATTATGTTCTCAGTAAACTTCTGACCTTCTGGTGCAAGTGCAGTAAATACATCTGCTAAAGTTTGGAATGATTGAGCGAGTACATTTACGAATGCTGGCAATCCTTTTTCAATTAACCAAACACCTATTGGAACTAATACTTCTTTATAGAACCATGATAATCCAGCAAGGGATACTTTACCTAGATTACCTAATGCTTTACCAAGTTGCTCAACACTATATTTAAGTGACTCCCAATTTGCGAATATCAACGGTTGTGATAACTTAACAAAATTATCCCAAACAGTTTTCATGCTCTTAGCTATTTCATCACTAGTGTTTTTAACTGAACTCATTAAATCGTCATATGATGGCATTTCAAAATTAGGTAATATAGATGCTCCACCTACACCAGAGCCAGCTTTTTTTGCACTATCACTAGCCGAAGTATCTGGAATGAGATTAAGTTCATCTATACCAAGTGTAGCAGTTTTCATTTCTTTTATTGCCGTAGTTGTACCATCTACTGCATCAGTTGCTGCATCAGCACCATCTTCTACTCCACTAAATGTTCCAGACATATCACTTACTGTTGGTGGAACATAACCGAAGAATGTTGCTATCGTATTAAATATTCCAGTAAGAGTCTTGACAAACGCATTCAGATATGGTAAGATAGAAGTAAGTAGTGGAATGAACATTGAACCAACTGACCTACCAAGTGTAACAAATCTTTCACTAAGAACCTTCAACTGATTAGCTGGAGATTGAATAGTTCGTGCAAAGTCACCTTGAGCCAAAGTACTTTGTTTCAACATCAAGGAATACCTTAATGCCATCTTCTCTCCCTGTGACATTGACCTTACTGACTTAGTTATACCTTGTGCAACTGCTTCTGCTCCCAAACTTGCTTCTGTTAAGTCCATACCATATTTATATACAGTTTCAGTCTGACCTATCAAACCAGAACGTAAATCTTGCATAACTTGATTTATAGGTACATTGGTTAATGAAGCCAAATCCTTACCTAGTTTATAGGTATTAGTAGATAAAGTTTGTGCCTGTTCTGTTGAGAATCCCATTGACCTAGCCAACAGATTAAAGTTACCTACTGCATTCTGTATGTTAGTCTGGTCAAATCCAAAGGCATCACTCATAGCAACTACAAATTGCTGACCTTCAACTGCCATATCTCCCATTGATACACTAAACAGATTGACTGTTTCTATCATATCCATAGAGGATTGTATTGCTTTTGAAAGTGCATTTGCAAGCATATAAACTCCAGTAGCACCAGCCATCTGGTTCATAGCCTTTCCCATTTTTGAAAGTCCTTCAGCAGAACGGTTTGCATCTTTTGCTATATTGTTTAATGCGTTATTTGTATTTCTGGTTTTATCATAAAATTTAGACATACTATCGGCAGTACCCTTAGTAGCAGTTCCCAGTCTTTTAAAAGAACTAGTTGTATCATCAATAGCTTTTATTCCACCTTTTGCATTACCACTAATCAGTATGCCAAGACCCATAGTATCTTTAGCCATTAGTTACCTCCTTTCTAAATTTTATATTTATATCATTAGCATGAGCCATAAACCTTCTTTTTATTTCTTCCATACTCATAGGCTTTTCTGGTTCAACTTTAATCTTATCAGCCATCATTGGCTTTTCTGGATATTTACTTGCTTTATTTAAACAACTTGAAATTGCCAGTCTGATATATATACCCTGTGACCATGCCAAAGCATCTTCATGTTTCTGCTTCAAAGAAAAAGCCTTAACGAATGGGGATAATGATTTAGGATTTAATGTCCAAAACAAATCATAATCAACCCCTATCATTAAGGCATTAGGTAAAACTTCATCCTCTATCTTTTGCAAGAAGGGTATACTATCTAATTCATCTTCAAAAGTGTCGGCAATTATTTCTTCTTCTTCGGCACACTCATTGGTGCTTTCTGGTTCGTCTTTTGAAGTGACTTGAAAAAATGTGAATCCTCCAACAGTTTCATTAATTCCTCTAACAAGTCAGCTATAGAATTTTCAACTACATATTCCTCAAGGAACTCTGTAACTTTGGCTTCTGGAAACTTAACTTTAGGGTCACAATTAACTGCTCCTATTAATAGGCTTTCCGTAATTGTTATAATCTTGAAAGGTTTACCTTCCATTCCTACCAATTCACTTAGGTCAAAATCTTGCATATACTTGAATGAGTTATATGAGAATCCTAATTCCACATCTTTGCCATCAATATTAATATTCATTCCATCCTCCTACAATTTCACATTATTTTATTAAGCAGAATATTCGAAAGTTATTGGTGTAGCATTAGATACAACTACAGACATTTTTCTAACTTCGTCTACTCCACCACCAGTACTAAATACGTTTATTTTTCCTTGCCATTCGAATATACCATCTGCTCCAGCAGTTCCAAAGAATAGGTTAAACCAGTAAGTACCAGTAAGACCTTTCAAAGTATTATATGCTGTTTCATCATAGTTACATTCAAAGGTTAAATCTGGTGCATCTTGCAGTCCAAGAATATTAGTCTTAGATACCGTAGCACTTAGGTCAGTTGTGTCTAACTTAGATGGAGAAGCACCCATATCTGGATAAGAAACTATATCAACAAGTTTCGTATATACTCCACCTTGAGTGGCACAATAATTAAGTGTAGTATTAGCTGTACTTAATATTGCCATAATTTACCTCCTATTAGTTTACTGCGAATGCAATTGGTGTATAAGTTCCAATGACTATGCTCATTTTACGAACTTCGTCAACACCAGCACCAGTTACATATGCTCTTATTTGACCAGTCCAAGTAAATGCACCATCTGTTCCAAACAATAATTGTATGAAATATACAGTAGATTTATTCAAAGCATTTATTGTGTTATACGTTGCTTCATCATAATTACACTCAAATGTTAAATCTGGTGCATCTTGCAGTCCAAGAATATTAGTTTTTACACTAGTCTGTGCTAAATCAGTTGTATCAAGTTTGGAAGGTGCTGAACCCAAATCTGGATAACTAACTATATCGCACAACTTAGCATAACTATCTCCAACTAAAACTTTATAATTTAGTGTGGTAGTAACTGTTGAAACCGCCATTTATTTTACCCCCTATATATAACTTTATTTTCACTTACTATAAATGAATATCTCAAGGTATATCGGTATATATTTGTATCCAAGAAGTTTGGAGTTATACCAGAATAAGTTCTACCCATTTTATAATAACCACTCATTATATCATCTATCTGTTTTCTGATTGCTTTGGCATCTGATATTTTTCTATCTCCTTGAGTGAAAATATCAACTTGAATCATCACATCACTATGATGTTCACCATCACTATCAACCGTTTCCTTTAATTGGTTATTAGTCATTTCTTCCATTACCACGCATGGGAAAACTGGTGTTGTGGATGGATAGGTAGATAATAAATTCATAGTTGGGTAATTAGTTTGAACGTATGTCAAAACTTCATTTGTTATATCAATTATCAATACCGTATCCTCCTACTTGAATTGTTTTCTTATGTTCTTCATTATGATATTATATGCACTTCGCTTTGCCCATAACCATGAATTGTACATGAAAGGTTTAGCTTCTGAACCCATAGTCCAATGAAGTCTACCATCTTTTCCAATATACTGCCATCCTTGTTCTCCATGATTGTTTATATCATATGCCCAAGGATGGGGATGTGGAGATTGTTCACCAACGATACCAGTTCCATATTCAACATACATAGCATAGTCTGTGCCAACTTCAACTCTTAATCCACCTTCAACTTCTGATATGTGAACCGTACTTGATAATTCGCTACCTCCAAGACCATACATATCTAAATACTCTTGAATCTTACCTTCAACTCTAATTGCTAATTCCTCTATTCCAAGTTCATAACCTCGTTGAAACTTTGCGTGAACTTCTTTCCATTCTCTAATGCCAACATCAATATTATTAATATCTATGTTTACTTGTATATCCTTAAACATTAAGTTCGCATCCTTAATCCATAATTTGTGGTATTAATACTCTTGTTTATTTTGTCCAATCTATAATCATAAGTTTCATCATAATTACTTACTGGTAATGACAAGAATAACAAATCATCTTTTAGCAAGTGTACTTCGTTGCTTACTGCCATCATATCACATGAATAATCTTTACCAAATATCTGTTCTACAATCTTACCGTTTGAAGGGTAAATATTTATATAAACAATTGTCGGTGTGCTATAAACTTTTATCTTTTCTCCAGTTTTAAATCCATCAGAATCAAAATTATCTGTAACACCAGATTGTCTAACAAGCCATAACTTTGTTTTATTGATTCCTAAAGTTCTCATACTGTAACAATCCTAACTTCTGAGAATGGGGTTTTAACTGCTGGAGTAATCTTAGATAAAAGTGAATCTGATATATCACCTTTCTCATAGGTTCTGGCAATTCCATTTTCACTATGAGCAGTTTGACCTTCTGCACCACTTTTATTGTACATTTCAACTGCCATTCTAATTTGGATTGTTAAATATTTAAGTTCAATCATATCTGTGTTTCTCAACTCACATATAATATCTCTAGCACAATCCAGATAAAACTGGAGTATACTATCACTTACTGATGGATTTCCTAGGAGTTCTTTTAGGCTTGACAACTGGCTCGATTGTGACATCAGCTTTCACCTCAACCTCTCTAGGGAATTTATAATCCTTACCATTTATAATCTGAAACTTTCGTAATACCTCATAAAGAGATAAGTCTTGATATATTTCTGCAAGTTCACATTCAGTTCCCTCAACAGGAATAGCTTGGTCGGAGCAGAAATCCACTCCGACTAGCTTATCATCTTTACGAGCATATAACTTACCGTTCTGATAAATATACATACTCATTATCTCCTCTACTAGTTAGTTACAATTCTAACCATTTTGATTGCCTTTGCTGGCAGTTTTCTTTCGTATGAAGCACTAGCAGTAAGAACGGCATCTGGAACACCTACATCAGTTGTAACATCACCCTTGAATGAGAAGCCATAAGGATGGATACATTCTCTGAGTCTAGTGTATATCATATCAAGTCCACCATTTGTATCTGGGTTTCTATCCATTTCGGAAGGTACATCAACTGGTGCTGGTGCATATCTGAGTGAGCCAAGTCCAAGGACATAAGTTGTGTACTCAAATTCATCAGTATCACTTGAAGATGATTTAGTAGGAACATTATCATTGATTACAACAGTCTTACCATTTATCTGTCCTATTGGAAGATTTCTAGTGATACCCATTGCATCTGTGTACTTGCTATACTCAAGCAACTGATGGTTAGCCAGTTTATTAGCAACATTCGAATGCATGATGGCAAGTGTGAAGTCTGTAGCCATATCTCCACAAGCTGATATACAAGCATCATTGATAGTTGTTGCTCCCATTCTGTTTGAATCAGTAGTAGTTGAACCAGTAGTTGCTATATTAATCTTATGCTTAGTCCAATCTGCATCTCCAGTAATACCGAATACTGCTTCAAGAATTGCGATAACTCTTGTCTGTCTAGCTTTATGCCAGAAACCAGCAACTCCAGATACTATCTGTGCCATTGGGTCAGCACCACTATTGAAGTCTTTGATGAACGATTTAGCAGTCCATTTTGACATTCTACCGAATACGCAACCACTATAGCTACCACCAGTAAGTGAAGCACCAGTAAAGTTACTTACTCCGTTGTATACATCCTCTGTTCCACCAAGTATATTGTAGAAAGGAACTGTGAAGAAATTCGAACCATTGGAAATCATATTTGCTATTTCACTATCATTAACCATAGCACCAGAATCTAAAAGGCTCGTAAGAATTACATCTGGTGTATTTTTCCAATCATAGTTGAATATCTCTGAATCATAAGGAAAACTTAAATTTGTACCCATATTGTATTATCTCCTTTATTTTATATATTGTTTGTAAAGTTCTGGATTAGCCTGTTTAAAAGCTAACTTGTCTGCGTATCCCATTTTCCTAAAAGAATCTTGAGTTACTACATCATCTTTGCCACCAGTATGTGGAGGTGGTATATTAGCGAACTGGCTTTTTATTGAAGTTTCTAATTCAACTTTTGTAGAATTATACATATCAATAAAGCCTTGAACATTTGCCTTTGTAGTAGCATCATCATCTGATACAAGCATACCTAGTAGTTTTTCATATTGTGCTTTAGGAATAGATGCTTCGGATAACATATCTTTTGCTTCGAGTTTATTTGCTTTCTTTTGAATCTCTTTCTCCTTTGCTGTTACACTTTGAAGTTTTTCTGAGTATTCCTTTTGAGCAAGTTCCTCTGCACTAAGTTGTAATCTCTCTGCATACTCTCTCTCCCATATTTGCTTTTTAGTTTCCAGACCTTTCTGGATACCACTCTCTACTCGTCTATCAGCTTCAGCAGTTACTCTGCGAGTTACTTCTTCTTCAGTAAGTAATCCCTTAGTTGCTTCTGCTATCTTATCTGCTACCAACTTGTCAATCTGTTCCTGTGTTAATACATCTGCCATCTTTCTTCCTCCTATTAAATCCCATGACATGACTCTCGCCCCATCACATTATTTTCATAAACACTATAACCGACTATTGACAATATTATTCCATTGTGATATAATATATTAAAAAATTAGGGAGAATCCAATCTCCCATAATAATGTTACGAACAATATTAATCAATTGCGAGTTAAACTATTAAACTTTGAAATCCGTCATTGATAAGTATTCCGTCTATTTCAGCCTTAAACTGTGTGTATTTTGCCACAACTGCTGCATAATCCAATCTACCTAATTCTATTCTCATTGCTAAATATCCGCTCATTTACACAACCCCCATCAATATAAAGTCAAGTGCAGTTTGTGCTAAAGTTAATTGTTCAGCCATTAATGTTATATTTTCTTCCGTTGTAGGCTCTGGGACATATGGCTCGCTTGTCACGGGTGCCGACTCTGGTGTTGATGTTAAATCTAAATTCTTGACTATAACATCAACCCACAGATACTCACCCATATCTACTGCTGGCAACTGCTCAATATAGTGCTTTGTTTCGTCAAATGTTTCAGGTATTGTTGCATATCTTATTTCTTTTGTCATGGTTACTAACCACCTTCCTTGCTTTGTGTATTTTGACTACAGGCTTTACCCCCTATCCCCCTCACAGGGCTTTTCTAAGAAGGCGGGAGGAGATGTCGACGCCGGCATAGGAGGACGTGTAGTACAGACTCCAGAAGAACAAACCGGCATTACCGCCATTGCTCCAGCTGCCGCCAACACGAGCCACCTTCTGACCGGTGGTCTGATAATAATAATCCGAGTAATAAGTTGTTGATGCGCCGCCGACTGCCACTGGTAGTTCACAAAACGGTAAATTTGCATCATAACCCATTGCCGTTGTATATCCATCAGTATTTCCGTTGACATATCCTAACTGCTCGTAAGGTGCCGCGAACACATTACTTGCGTAGTTATCTGCATTTTTGCAAACCCACGCTTGCTTCTCGTTAATATTAAGACCATCTACAAACTGCCAAACATCACCGTATAGCGATTCTATGCCATGATAAACGAATGATTTTTTACCATCTGAGTTTGATGTAGGGCTGCCAACGCTTGTGGTTATGGCAGAACTAAACCCTGTTTTCATGCCCGTATTATACAGTCTGTCATTTACGGATAAACTTGCCACCACACCATCAAAAGTTATTACGGCATTTCCTGCGCCGCCTGAATCGTTTGCTCCTATTGCCGTTATTGTTCGTCCGTAAAATCTCTGATTTCCGCCTTGCGTTGAGCCAACTGATATTACTTGTCCTACTGCATATAACGCGGCTGTTGCATTTGCCACTATGGCTGTGTTCGTGTTTGTCGTAACTAATGTTATCAGGTGCGTATCCGTATATTGGCCATTTGTATATCCCGCAACTATACTCTGGCTGTTTATCGTTGCAAACTCTATCAAAAACAATGTCTGCAATAAATCCATAACATGGATGTCCATTATCTGATAACCTTTTATCGCGCCAATATTATTAGCTTTTGCCATATCCCTGAACTGTACTATATTTTTGTTTATCAGGGGATATGCGCCAGCTTTTGATTCAAGCTTTGTACCGTCCGTGGTAGTGGCTACATATTTACCCACATCAATATAATCAAGTTCTAAGCCTGTTGCTTGGTTTTTAAAGCATTCTGGCAGATATGCTCCTGTAAATGGCGTTCTGCTTATCTGTCTTGATTTGTAGCCACTTGCATCAACCTTTTTAATATACATCTTAGGGATTCTTACAAACACATTGCCGTAGCTGTCAGTAACCTCCGTAAAGTCTTTAAACAACGGCGTTAAATCAAATTCGTTGTAGGCTTTTACTGCATCAACTCCTGCGTTTGCCACTGCTCCCCTTGCGTCCTGCATTCTTGTCAATGTTGGGCTTGAGCCTTTGTTCCAAAAACAACCGTAAACTTTGTACTGTTCACGAACAATATTTTCCAATTGTTTGCTATTTAATCTTCCAATATTAGCATTGTGCATCTCTAATATTGTTTTAAAATCATCTTGTCTTTCCATAATTTACCTCCTTTATGCTTCATTCCAATTAGTACCATCAAAGAATAAATACTTATCTGTTATATGTGTACTAACATTGACCACTATCATTTTACTTAATGGGTCACACGCTATATTAGTTGGATAAGTAGATGATAAATCAGTTGTCAAACACATATATGTTTTTATATTACTTCCTTCATTTCTAAATACTTCTTTTACACTCATATTAACCTCCTAAATTTACAATTATTTATTACAATGGAAAGGGATAATTTAATCTCCCTATTCACTACCAAGTACCGAGTATTTTACCATGCCAAGCAGTTCCACCGTTTACTGTGTAGAATTTCAATCTAATAGTTTTACCAGTTGTAAGAGTAGGAGCAGTTCCAGCATCCCATACTATTCCAGCCATCCATGCACCCATTGTACCAGTTGCAGTTGTTACTACTTTAAGTTCAAACTGTGCTTCCGTAGGAACATTAGCTACTGTCAAGGTTTTGGAATCCGTATCAGCTATTGCTATCTGGATATACTTAAATGCCTTGTTCTCCAAATCAATTGCATAAGTGTCTAAACCAGTACCACTTCCAGCAACTATTTTAACATCGAATAAATCTTCAACTTCTGGTTCTTCAATATACTGCCAAACAACTCCATCGAATCTAAGTCTAGCAATTTGCTTAAGTGATACTGCATTTCTCACCGACATTGTTGACCCATCACCTATATCCGTTGCGAAGGTAGAAACTGCATCTGTTGGAAGACATACATAATGCTTTACATTGCTTTCTAAATTATCTATTGATATTTTTACTATTGCCATATTTATCAATCTCCTTTATTAATTATTCATTTACACTATAACCCAATATTATAAATTGTAACCCTAAACCAATCAAAGTAAGATTTTCCTACTTCTGCTGTTTCAAAGTCCCATCCTAAACCAACATAATTTGGAGTAAACCCAATTTCCAATCCTATTTTGGAAGTTATCCAAACATATCCATTTAAACTATAATAGAAATCAACATACCATATTTCACCAACTTTATATATCCTAGTCTTAATATATCCACCTTGTGCTTGAACTGGTGTACCATAATAAGTATAAGCACCTCTTGTAGCTGGAGTTGCGAAAAATTCACCCATCAAGCCTTTCCAACTACCATCATATGCGTGCCAAATACCAAGTTGTTTACCAGTTGGAGATTCAGATATTAATATTCCAGTTTTGGAATAATCTTTCCAAAGATTAGTACCTAAAAATTTAGTCACAATAGTGAAATCTATACTATCAGGTGCTGGTTGAATTATACCCCTACAATCAACTCCATTATCTTGATTTTCAGCAGTTAATTCAATAATACTATTATCAACTAAAACACTTGATAGTCCTTGGTTTACCCATATCCATTTATCATCAAGAGAATCACCATCAAACTCATCATCTATAATATTAGGGTCAATAGGTGGGGCATCAATTTGATTAGCATATGCCGAATTACCACCAGTAGATAGTTCATTTAATTTTATTCGTTCACTAACTAACATTGCCACTTTATCCACACCATCGGTCATATTATCCATATCAAATGCGTCAGATACTATACCCTGTGGGTCATATATATCTTTATTCATATAATACTCGACCAATTGAATATAAGCTGTGTAATCAGATATAGGTATATCAATAGGTGTTCCTTCTACCGACATTTTAATTTTGAATGTGAACACACAAGTTTTTATTAATATCTCATCATCAACATTAAATGCTTGAAGTTCAACTTTTAAATATCCAGAATCAAAAGTTACTGTATTACTTAATTCAAATGATAAGATACCTTCACTTGGTGTTACAGATGCCGAATAAGGTATGTTATCATTAATTTGGAATACAAGCACATAATCAAATCCAGTAAATTCCTCATTGAGAGTGATTTCAAGCCTTGAAGCTTTACTCTCACCCTGTCTAATAAGGGTATCGGAGGTCAGTGTAGTGGATATATTATCTAAATCAATTGCTATTACTCTCTGTTCTGCCATTATTTACTAACCTCCTTTTTAACTACTTCCTTCTGTACAACTGGTTCTGGAGGATTTTTTGCAGTTTCCAATGCTACTTTACTAGAATCAACAGCAACAGTAGCTTGTTCTAATCCAGCAAATGCAGTTCCCCAAAAAGCTTTACCTCTTGATATATACTCATTTACATCTGAAACAATATCAACGATTGTCAAGCAATCTTCTGGACTAAGAGTTTTTGTAGCCAACAGAGTTGTATATCCCTGTGTTTTAACCAAAAGGTTATTGCTCTTATTTCTTGAGAATTTAATATCAATATCCAATAAAGAAAGGTCAAAACCTAACTTACCATTCACTATATTGAGAATGATTCTCAAAGCCTGTTTCTCTGACTTCTTAAATGCAAGTTCCTTATTCCTAGCAAGTGTTTCCAAATCTGCCCAGCCATCTCTAAGTTCAACTGCCTGTCCAGTATCTCCACCTCCACCAGAACGGTTATTCCTATCTGGTATACCAATCAAGGCATACAACATAGATTCTAATTCCTGTGAAAACAAATTCATACCAGTATGGTCAAGTTCATTACTCATAGTCTGAACGGAACTTGGATTTCCAGTAGTATTCTTCAGTAGAACGATACCTCTCTCACGCATCTGGTCATATCCATTTTGGTCTACATCAGCATTTATAAATACTAACAATGACTGTATAACTTGGTCTATATCATCAAGTCTGCCAGACTGTAAATCATTTATGGCATCCATGAGTCCAATACATAATTCCCAGTCACCTATTCTCCACATATTGTTAGGATATTCTATTATTGGAATACCACCAACTGAGTATGGAAGAAAGTCAATCATTGAATCTTCATTTACAAGTCCACTTAAATCGTCAGTTACTATTTCATATCT